TTTATTATCTATAAATGCTCTAAATAAAATCACGACACTGCTCCATAAATTGTTCCTGTTGCTATATATGTTATAGAATTACCATTCAGATTAACAGCTTTTCCACCAGCACCACCTGTACCACCAGCACTTGTACTACCATTTGTTCCCGCTACACCATTTGCTCCAGCACTTGCTGTATTCGCACCACCATTACCACCAGCACCACCTATTGCACTTGGAGATGAAGATGTGTTTGTTCCACCAGCTCCACCTGTACCTAAAGCTGTAATACTTGAAGCATTACCAGCAGAACCATATATAGTACCATTATTTGCTAAGCCACCACCAGCAGCTCCACCACTAGCAGAAGCACGACCAGCTCCACCGCCACCGCCTGTTGCTCCATAATAAAGATCTGAACCTTTACCAGGTACTACTAAAGTAACGGATGAACCACCGCCACCGCCACCGCCAGAACCACCTGAGATAGTTCCACCTGTGTTGTCTAAAGTAATATCATACTGTAAATTAAATGCTGTACTTCCAGCTCCACCATTTCCACCAGCAGCACCAGCAGTTGTACTGTTTACACTACTACCAGCTCCACCATCTCCACCGTGCCCAACAATCAAAGCATTGTTATCAATCGTGATAGTATCACCAGCAGTCCAACCTGTGCCTGTATCTAAAGCAACACCAGATGTGCTGTAGATATTAGAATTATTTACTAAGGTTACATCAGAAAGACCAGCAACATATGTACCACCTCTGTTATTAAAGATGTTATAGCCATTAGTATCAGCACTTATGGTTAAGGTAATAGCTACTCTATTTGATGCACCATAAAATTGACCCATAGAAATAGTACCACTAGAAGGTATAGGTCCACTATCTCCTGTTGTACCAGATGGAACATTAGCACCACCTGCATAATATTCTGATAATGATATAGGATTGCTACCACCAAACTCGGTTTGGATATCAGATAATGATAATGGTCCTGAACTTGGTATTGTCATCTATTTACCTTTTTTTAGTTCATCAACTTCTGATTTCAATTCTTTAACAGCTTCTATGAGTACACCCACTAAATTACCGTAAGCTACTGATAAATATTCACCTTTATCAAATACTACTTCAGGCATAATTTTTTGCATCTCTTGAGCAATCACACCTGTGCTTTGTCTACCCTCTCTAGTAAAAGTAACACCTCTCATATTCATTACTTTATCTAAAGCATTATCAATAGTTTCAATATTATCTTTTAATCTTTCATCAGAATAAGCTGTTACTTCATTATTAAAAGTAGCTGCACCTGCAGCGGACATATCTAAAGTCAAAGCAGTTATAGTTGAACCACCATCATTACCTTTAAAAATCATATCTTTATCACTAACAGCACTTTGAATTACAAAATCACTAGTACTGTTTGATAATCTACCAATTTCAGTACCTGCATCTTTGAAGATAACATCTCCGCCATCAGCATCTAAATTAATATCTCCAGCTACATCTATTGTTAAGTCACCACTCGATAAGTCAATTTCTGTGCCATCAATGGTTATATTATCTACGATCACACCAGCGTTTGCTGTAACTGTACTATTAAAACTAGCAGCTCCTGCAGCACTCATATCTAATGTCAACGCTGTTATTTCGCTACCACCATCATTTCCTTTAAAGATGACATCCTTGTCGCTAACCAAAGATTTTATGGTTAGGTTGTCGCTATCCATACTAACGTGACCGACATTAGTGCTACCATCTTTAAAAATAACTTCATCACCATTAGCATCTAAAACAATATCACCTGCTACATCTAATGTTAAATCACCTGAACTTAAGTCAATCTCTGTGCCATCAATAGTTATATTATCTACTGTCACTCCACCGTCTGATTGTAAAGATGTCACAGCAGTAACAGCATCAACAACATCAGTACCATTATTATATACCCACATGGCTTTACCTGATGGCACTCCAATTCCTGTGCCGCCAGAAGTTTTAACAGTAATCGTGTCAGCTGTGCCATTATTAATTAGGTAATTTTTTTGTATTGATGGGACAACTAAGTTTTGTGCTCCACCTGATGTACCTGTTAAATTAAGTCTTAAATGACGAGCTGATTGAGTTCCGTTTGAATCTGTCAAAGTAAGAGTTACTTGACCACTTGAGAAAGGTACATCAACAGTACCTACGATTGCTTCTTCTAAAGCTGTACCTAAATTAGTATTAGTAGTTGTACCCCAACTACCTGATTGTTCACCTGTAGTGATTAATTCAATTTTTAAGTCTGAATATGTACTAGCCATTAAATTCTCCTATTAGCTTGATTGACCTGCTAATGGAACACTTGTTACGTGAATCTTGGTATGTTGCTTTCCATTCCACGCGGCACCACAGTCTGAGCAAGTTCCTGATTTATACTCTTCGGCATCTACAGTCATTCCACAACTGGAACACTCTAAATGCACCTCATACTTGCATTGTATTATACCATCTTCTAATTTTTTTGCTTCAATTATCATGCTGCTATATCCTTCCAATTTGGTGATTGATTAGTGTCTATTTGTACCCAATTAGGTGATTGGCTTGTACCAATATTTACCCAGTTTGCTGTCTGGTCAGTATCTATTTCACCCCATACTAATGTAAATCCATTAGTTTCACAAGTACCACTGACTCCTATCACATAAACATTTGCAAGTCCTGTAGCATCTGCTGTGCCAACAGCACCTGTAGCTTGTACACCTGTAACAGGAACACGGTTAACAGTTCTAACAGTGGTGCTTCCTAAAGCAGAGGTTCCAGCAACTCCAGTAACAGATATATTAGCTTCAGCGGTTACTGTTACGGCTTGGACAAACCCGTCATTTGTAAAGGTAGTAGAGCCGTTCGCACCATCAAAATGCAGTAAAATAGGAGTATTGTCATCCGCAGTGTAAGCAGAACTAGGCGGGGTAAAGTTGTTTCCATCATACCTATCTACATTAGAAATGCGAAGTTCATCTAAATAACCTGCCCAATTATTTGAGCCGTTGAAATCTGAACCAATATGTATGTTTGCGGCAGAAGCTGTTACGCCAAAAAGAGTGCTACCTTCTTCAACGCCATTTACAAAAACTCTATAGGTGTTTCCAAACGGGTCTCCCCTAGTGACAGAAATTTGCACCCAAGTATCCGTAGAAAACACGTTATTTATGTTGAATAGCGTCCCGTTACCTCGAAGAACTAATAAGTTATCGGATGCCTGTCTAAGAGCTATTGTATCGTTAGATGTAGAATCCCTAGAGTCAAAGAACACCGCATCTTGTGTGCCATTAGCGGGTCTGACCCACACATCTATTGTAAATGGGTCGTTACTAAAATTGTATGTTTCTTGAGACTCTAAATAATCACCAGAGCCATCTAAAAGTAAACTTGCCCCACCAAATTTCGACTGAGCTGTAGATATTTGAGCATCCCCAGATCCAGAGAAAGTAATTGGGGTGGGGAACGCTGCTGTCGCAGAGACGCCAGTAACAACTGGATTAGCATCTGCTGTTGTGGTAACTGAGCCTAAAGCTGAAGTTCCAACAACTCCAGTAACAGATACGTTTGCATCCCCAGTAACTGAGGCTGTCCCTAAAGCAGAAGTTCCAACAACTCCAGTAACGGATACATTAGCATCTGCTGTGACAGTAACTGAGCCTAAGGCAGAAGTTCCAGAAACTCCTGTAACAGATATATTTGCATCTCCAGAAACAGTGGCACTTCCTAAAGCAGAGGTTCCAGCAACTCCTGTAACAGATACGTTAGCTTCAGCTATTACAGTAACTGAACCGAGATTTCCTGTTGCTTGCTCTCCTGTAACAGACGTATTAGCATCTGCTGTTGTTGTAGCACTTCCTAAAGCAGAGGTTCCAACAACTCCAGTAACAGATATATTAGCTTCGGCAACAACAGTGGTTGTGCCAATAGCACCTGTGGCCGATACACCTGTAACTTCAGCATTAACACTTGTTCCACCTAAAGCAGCAAAAGAATCTTCAGCAAAGGCGGTAATACCAAATGCCATATTAGTTTCCTAATGGATTGTCGTTAATAATATTGTAAACTTTAGATAGCTCTCTTTCCATCCAAGCAGAGAGTTCATCTTCCACTTGTGCCATATCTGAATCTAATCTATCAAGATTACTATAAACTTCTTTAAGTGAATCATTATTAAACTGCACTCGTTCTTCTACGATTGTTAGTCTGTCATTAAGTTGTCCTGTGTCGCTAGCTTCTATCTTACCTTCCATAGCCACTAAACGTGTGCTTAGGTCTGACATCCACCATACGAACCCACCTGCTGCTGGCACCACCGATAAGACTATTGTAAGCATCACTGCTGGCGAGAGCACCAATGTCTTGCTCATATATCATCTCCTGTGTCAAAGACACTGTTTCTTGTATTGTAATTGTTTGCGGTATTACTTGCAATCCAATCATTGTACTTATATCTACTTGCTCAAACCCTGTATTCTCTTTAGGAGCCTCAGAAACTTCAGATTTAGGTTGTTTAGGCTCTGATTTAGCTTGAGGTTTAGGTTCATCTTTTGATTCTGCAACCTCTGTTTCTTGCTCTGATTTGGCTTTTTCCTCTTCTTCAGAGCTCTCTGTTTCCTCGACTTCATCAGCTTTAGCAAGGTCTTCCTCCATGTCATGTTCTTTTAATTCTTCTGGTTGTTCTACTACCTCTTCAGTTACTTCTGCAACTTCTTCTACCTCTACTTTTATCTCTTGTATCTCTTGTATTTCTTCTACCACTTCAATCTCTTGTGGTACCTCTATGACCGTAGGTACCTCAACCTCAATAGTAGGTAGTTCAGGTAACTTAGGTAAGTTATCCATAGACATGTCTTTCTCTACTGGAGTATCAATAATAACATCGGTTACTATTTCAGTTTTTAAATCTAACCCTTCAATGACTGTAGTTTCTTCTATAACTACAACTTCTTCTACAGGTTCTATAACTTCAGGTTTGATTTCTACAATTGGTTCTATAACTTCAGGTTTGATTTCTACAATTGGTTCTATAACTTCAGGTTTGATTTCTACAATTGGTTCTATAACCACTGGCACAGGAGTTTCTGTCATAGTCAAATATAAACTAAGGTTATCTACAATAGGACCAAACTGTCCTTTCAAGTTGCCTGTATCAATACCTGTGATACTAAAATTTATACTAGTATCGTCTGTCGTCCATGCATCGAGCGTTTGTGTAGAAAGACCATAATCTTTTGTACCATCGTTGTAATCTAAGGTTTGTTCTAAATATAAGTTTTCTGTATTCGTGCCATCAGATAATTGTATGACTGCTTGTACTTTGTCATAGTCTGTACCTTCACTACACCAAGCACCTGTCGCTTCATTATTGCAACCTAGTGCAGTAAAGTCTAAATGTATAGTATCAATATCATAACCTTTACTTAAATCTTCAATCGTTTGAGAAAGTGTTTTACCTAAATCTGTTGACCAACGGACTGACTGACATAACCCTGATTCATTATAACAGTTACCATCATATTGAATTTTACCTGAGTCCTCTACCGTCCAACCTGATAAGTCGCCTGTAGAGAAATCTCCGTTATCTAGTAGGTTGTCCGAAGTTGTCTCTGCTTGACTTTGGTTGACTAATGTTGATACGCATAGTATTAGGAGAGACCAAAATACGATTTTTTTCATCAATAATTCCTAGTTCTAAATATTTCTTTTTTGCTTCCTTTCCAACCAAACCATCTATTGGGCAAGGACTTCCTGCTGCCAACATAGCTTTAAATACTCTAACATCTTGACATAGAATAGCCGTTGCAGACACTTTGAGGCCCAGTTGAGCTAATCCTCGTGACAATTTCAGGCGTTCACAGTTCATGTCACGTACGTGAGTACCAAAGCTACCAGAAAATATACCTGTACCTATTGCACCACTTCTTACCACAACACAAACATCGTTACCACTACCAATAGATAAACTAGGGCTTATTGATGAAGGTGGCGGTTGGTCTTTATAACGTATAGTTGTTTCTGCTGCATTGACTGTAGATGTATAGGTTAACGCCAATGTTAGTACGATAATGGTAAGTAGCACTCTCATTAGTCTGCCTCTGCTATTGTGTTACCTGCTGCTACCCATGCTTGTACTGCTTGATAGTCTGTATTGTCTGTATCTATTGGCACACGCATTATTCTACCATCTTCTGTAACTACTGTAAGAGAGCAGTTTTCACCTAAGTATTGATTATATTTTGCTGACGTTATATTTATATTCATATTAAATCTCCGCACTTAAAATATATTGCCAATAAAATGAACCTGTAAAACCCATGGCTGTATTATATAATAAGGTGCTATGTTCATTTCCAAATGTTGTTGAAATTGCTTCAGAGTTTGTATCGCCACTTCCTTCATATGCACCAATTCCTGCTGTACCTGTTTCTGGATTGTACTCAGCAAAAGTAGGTGTTGCTCTCATTCCATAATGATGCAATGTGTATCTTAATGTATTGCCTACTGCTGGTATGTAAACCATTGTTGAGCCAAGTTGAGTAGCTGTCCCAGCCTTAGTTCCGATACTATAGCTTTGCCTATAATATCTTTCACATCTTGTTAAGTTATCACCAAAAGATTCGTGTTGAAATGGTGGTATAGTGGTTGCATCATACTCTCCTACTTCTAATTGAACACCTGTAAGATATATATTGTTAGCAGTACTAGCACAAGCATCTACTTGTCCAACAAATTGATTCGCTGCTGTATATGATGCCCAAGATGTATTTAATGTACCACTAGTATAATTACTTCCAGCCCTAAAACATAATTCTATTCCCATTCCAGCTCCATTATCATTATCAATAACACCTGTTGTATCTGCTGGAAAATCTAAAACTACTTTTTGCCAAGTATCAGCAGAAGATACTGTATATGCTTTCGAAACCTGTCTGTTATCATCAAATTGATATAGACTTGCTATATGAGTTCCAGTAACAGGACTTTTTATCCAAAATGCTAAAGTTACTTTTTCAGCATTACTTGTTCCATATTTTAATAATTGCAAATCTTGTCCTTCAAAAATATATCTTATAGTAAAAAGACTTCCAGCTACTACACTTGCTGTAGCTGTGCAATCCCATTTCATACTTTTAGTAAAGCCTTGTCCTGTTGGTACATCAGTATCAGATGATTGTGTCCAAGTACCAGCACCACCCATAACTCTTGAAAATCTATCTTGCACATCTAACCCTGTACCTGTTATTCCTGTTGTGCTTGTACTTCTTTGAGTTATTTGCATATCACCATTAATAATTAATGGTTGTGCATTAGGTCTATTAGTTACATGGTCTAGATTAGATAGCGGTAAGTTACCTGATGCTGCTGGTATGGTTACTGTATTAGTTCCAGCTACAGCTGGTACGGTAATCGTTACATCACCTGAAGTGCTACCTTTTAATTTAATACTACTCATTAGTCTGCCTCCGCTATGGTGTTACCATCAATAGCTGCCCATTCTTGTACTGTTTGATAGTCTGCGTTGTCTGTTGCATTTGGAACAAATGTTACTTTATCTATATCCCATACAACTTCGTAAGATAATACAACACTATAATCATCTTCTATTTTTTTAACTGAAACTATATTATCTTTATTCATTTATAACTCCGCACTTAATGCTAAAAATCGACCTTCTTTATCCCTATTTCCACGCCCATATATTGTTACACCGTTTGTCAAACCTGACCCAGTAACGCCTAACCAACAACCGTCCTCGTTACCTATAGCAGATGATATTGATGGATTGTCTTGGAGATAATCAGTGCCTTGATATCTAGCAGAAAATTTAAACCCAGTTCCTCTAGCTGTTATACTTGGGCTTGTTCTCATTTCTACAGGAAAAGGTACTTGAAAATAAAACTTAGTTGTACCTTCTGTCCTTCCAAAAAAATTATTACCTTGATTTTGATAATATCTTTGACATCTTTCTAAATTATCTTTGAACGATTCATGTTGAAATGGTGGTATACTGTCAACATCAAACTCACCTACTTCTAACTGTATGCCTGTAATAAAAAAATTATTATCTGTGCTGTCAGCACAATTTACTTGACCTACTGCTACATTTGCATTGACATAACTAGCCCATGATGTTGCTAATGTGCCACTTGTTGAGTTTGAACCAGCACCAAAATACCACTCTATATTAAAACCCAAACCATTATCATTATTGATTGTGCCACCTGTGTCCCCTGGAATATTAATAATAACTTCTTGAAATGTATCTGCTGAACTAATTGTGTATGCTTTTGAAATATGTCTATTTCCATCTGGACTATAAAAATGCACAATATGTGTGCCTGTTTTTGGGCTACGCACATAAAATTTTAAAGTAAGTGCTTCTGCACTACTTGTGCCATATTTTAACATTTGTAAATCTTGTGCTTCTATTTTAGCTTGAAAAGCTAAATAATCTCCAGCAGAAGGAGAAGTTTCGGCTGTTGTACAATCCATTTTTAAAGACTTAGTAAATCCTTTTGCTGTCGGCACAGTTGTATCTTGTGTTTGTGTCCATGTACCAAAACTAGAAATAGCTAAGTTCATTCTATCAACTGTATGAAATCCAGACGCAGTAATACCTGTAACACTTGTAGCCCTTTGTGCTACCTGCATATCACCATTAATGATAAGTGGTTTAGCACTTCTTCTATCTAAGACTACTGTGTTATCTGATACTGTGCCATGTAATGTTAGTGCCATTATTCACTCTCCAATGCTGTTATTCTTGCTTCAAGTTCTTGTATGGTTTTAACCAATAATGGTACAAGTTTGCTTTGGTCTATGCTTTGATAAACTGGAATAGTATTGCCATCATCATCAAGTTTATTATCACCAACAGATACACCATCTGGTAATTCTTCACCCTCTTTCCATGTTTCTACTGCATCTTGTGTTCCTGTAATTGCTTCTGGTACTATACTTGATACTTCGTGGGCAAGAAAACCATCTACGGTTGTGTCTGCGTCTGCTATAAAATTAAATCTAGCTGGTTTTAATTGTTTTAATCTTGTAGTTGCGTCAAAGCTATAATCTACATTTTCTTTTAGTCTATAGTCAGATGAAGTGTTAAATTGTGTACCAATATTTGTAGTTGTTATCGAGCCAACATCTGTACTTGTGTTTCTCATAAATCTTATTGAAATTTGACTTGCAGTTCCACCAGCAGTATTTTGACATCCGATTGCAAATTCAGTATCTCCATTATGAGTAAAAGTTGAATTGGCTACAACATTAGTAGAGCCTACTGATAATTGACCTGCTGTATTTATTCTGAATACTTCTGCATTATTTACTGTAAAAGTACATGGATGGTTTGTCCTTGTGCCAACTGTGCCAATACCAGAAGCATCAGAAGATATTATTTGTGTTTGTATACCTGCTGTGCTTGTTGCTAATATAACTCCACTACCATTTGTGTCTGTTCCTTTTGCTTCAATAGTTTTGTAAGCAGAGCCGACATTAGTTGGAGCAGTTGTGCCTACTCCTACATTACCATCACCAGTAAGACGCATTTTTTCTGCTATTGTGCCACCAGTCTTAGTTTCAAAAATAAGTCCGCCTACTGTTGTGCTGTCTTGCTGTGCTCTAATTTTTGATATATCAGACTCAGTACCAGTTAAATCACCACTAAATAATATAGCTGGTACAGTATTCGTAGCAGTTGTTTTTAATTTTAAAGCGTCTGTAACACCACTTCCAACAACAGTAACTGCCAAACCACCACTTGATACTTCTGCTATTGTTGTGCCATTGGCTTGTATATCAACTTCACCACTTGTATCTGATATTAACTTTAAACCATCAGTTGTATCTGCATTAATTTTACATGTCATAAGATTACCCATCTTTGTCCACTAGGGACGGTTACTGTTATTCCACTTGCTATGGTTATTGGACCCACACTCATCCCATTGTATCCTGTAGGAAAAGTATAGTCAGCACTAACTGTTTCATTATTTGTAATTATACCATTAGACGATTCTAATTCTCTAGCCTCTAAAGTTCCAGAGAGTGTAACGTCTCCACTTGCGTCTAATATAGGTGTTTTACTAGCAGGTAAAGTACAAAAGACATCTTTAGTCCCAGCAGAAAAATTTACAACACTGTCAGAATTAGATGAAGAAATAATTGTAGTTCTAGCCATAGTAGAACTATCGGCCGATAGCGTGCCAAGTCCTACTTCAAATTCAGAACCACCTTGTAAAGCAATAGCATAATAAGTTGTATTACTATTACCGATACCTGATGCAAAAGTTTCAAATCCTGTTGCAGCACCTGCGAAAGTAATATCTCCTGTACCAGTTGTAGTAGTAGTCTCTTTGACCCTATCATTAACAACAAGTGCCATTTGAACCTCCTACTAAGCTATACGTATAATAGCGTTTGAAGCATCTGCTGTAGGGAACACTACTGTAAAATCACCTGCAGTAGAAGTTTTATCTCCACCAAAGTCCAATACTGCAACTGCTTTATTTGATTGAGTTGAATTATAAATCAACGCACCACGAGCTGTAATTGTTGCTGTAGTCCATGTTTCATCATCAAAATCTAAAAAAGCTGTTGTACCTGATGATGTAGGAGCCACTGTTGTAAGGGCTTGTCCACCAGCAGAATATCCTGTGCCTGAGACTTCGTTAGTTGCTGTATATGCTGTTGTTGTCGCATCTAAAGTTGCTGATGATGTATATAATGCTAAATAAAAAGTATCAGCAGTTGTAGCTCCACGAACTACTGTTGTACCAAAAGCATGAATACCGTTTAACAACTCAACTTTAAATGACGTACACATTGCTTGAGAAATTGCCATTTTATATCTCCAAAAGTTTAGTTAATTCAGAATGCCCTGCTTCATGCAGTTTATTCGCTATCGTTGTATGATTAGACTTTATAGCCTGCTTCATATAGTGCACTAGAACTTGTCTAATGTTATCCTTATAAGCCAATGCTTGTTCTTTTAATAAAGGGTTAGCATCTTGACCTACATAAATTATTTTAGCAAGTGCTAATTCAGCTACTTGCTCAGGTGTCATACCTCCGTATGAAGTAGTAATTACATCATAGTCAACACCTTGTTTTATCTCTGCTACGTTATCCATTTCTTACAGGTATCCTCTCTTGTCCGCTTCTATAAGCATCACGTCTATTTTTACCATCTCCTAAGTTTTTCAATAACTGCATAGATTCATTATACTTGGTTGTGTACTGAGTTACCACATCTACATCTTCTTTCATAAACGCAGCTGCTTCCAATAGTGCACCATAAAACAAAGCAGTATCGAAGTTATCCCCCAACCAAGTATTACTAGCAGTAACAATGCTTTCAGGATAATAGTAATAATGCAATTCAGCGGTGTAATTATCATCAGGAGTTGGTCCTAAAATCATTGTGTTATCATCAAATATACCATAATACTCTGGCTGTGCATAAAAACCTGGATCAGTATCAGGAAATGCTTCTCTAATAAAATTGACATCTTTATTTAAAAGATAAATATATTCATTGTCACTATTTATAACAGCAATACTAAAGGTAGATAACCAATCACTTGGTAATGAAAAGTATTTGTTACCTGAAGTCATTGTACCTGTAGCATTTTTACGTAAGTCAGGTATCTGTACCGTATTATAGATGCGTTGCTCTGCATTCTGAATAAAAGTATTAACATCAGTCGTACTATAATCATTCTCAGTGTACGATTTAATAGCTGCAACTAGCTCTGTATAATTCATTTAATATCCTTACGCCATTGGGCCTCTAGCTTTTGTACCTTTTGTAGCTGCTCCATTACCACGAGTAACTACACCTTCAGATTTTACATCCTTTTCAGGATAACCTGCAGTGTTAGGTACAGCAACTGTTTCTGGCTGTTTGTATGATTGTGGACAACATTTTCTGTCTTTGTTCATATTTCACTCCTAAGTTGTTGTAACAGTGACTGAACCTACTTGGCCAGTCGATTCTAAATCATCTTCTAATCCCTCTAAACCTAAAGGATTATTAAGTCCTACTGGGTCCCAACCATACTGATAATCCCTTTGTTCTGTCAAGTTCCTATCTGGTCTAGGGTCTCTAACAGCTTGTGGGTCATCTACAGGATACATTCCTTGCATATTCTGTGGATGGTCTGGTTCCCAACACTCTTTACAAACTTTTATGTTTGTCTCTGTGGTCTTAATAAATAAGTCTTTTAATTCAGTTAACTTATATTGAAAACCACATCTATCACATTCTGCAATGGTATGTTTAGCTGATGCATATTTGCGTCCCATAACTTACCTCATATATGTTGTCTACGAGGGGCAAGTCTCAAGTCAGCTTTCTCTCTATCTTCAGTTGAAGCCAATAACCATTGTTCTTCATACTCTTGTTTTAAAAACTGAGTTCTATCACCTGCATTTGGTATCTTTAGACTTAGATAAAATGCTAGTCCTGCTACCAAACAAGGTAAAAATCTAAACGGTATATCTTGTGTATTCACACCATTACCTGCATCCTCAATTCGTTTTAGTGCCCAATAGACAAATGTATAGCTATCATCTTCTGGAGCTGGCCATACATTTATAATCGGTTGCGATACTTGTCTGTTTATCCACACCTGAATAGGTCTACCTGTTGCATTTTTATTAGGTATTACTCCATAGGTTGGTGCTGATATTCTAGTAATATTAATGTCTTGTTGGTTACTACCTGTCCCTGTTCTAATAACTTGTTCAATTAAATCAATCGTATCAGTAGGTAAGTTATAGGTAATAGTTCCTTCAGTGAGAGATACATTACCTTCTTCAATCGTCCAAAGATTAACACCTCTGTTAGCCCACTCTGCAGTAAGTAAATTTAAACTTCTACGAGCTGTACGTAGGTCATATCCTGTACGTAATTCTGCACCACATCTTTCAAATGCTTCTTCAACTAATTGGTTTAAATCTAAGTTAAACGTTGTTGTTCCTGATGTTGCCATTATGTTTTCTTCCTTCTCCTAAGTGGTGCTACTCTACGTGGTTT